GAAGTGAAGCTGGCTCAGGCTGATCGCATCGTGATCTTGCGTGAGAATGTGGAGCAGGCGCGGTTGGCTCTTGAAACTGAATTGGAGACGGTACTATGAGTATGTATGATGGTCGTCCTTGGGCTGAACTGGCGAAACGGGCTGGCTTCGTTCCTGAGGATACAGAGAGCGCCGCTCGTCGCGCCTTTGAATTCGGGGCAGAGGTGATCTCAGAAACCCAGAAGGAGAATGATAGGTTGCGTCGTGATCTTGAAAAATCTCGTATGGCGTTCGCTGAGTTTGCGCGGAGGATGGGTGATCTATGAATAACAATACACATATGATAATCATGATCTGCTTTATGATCTCCGTTGTGATGTTCGCTATTGGCTTCGGTTTTAGTGAGTCTATTAAGATGGACGAATGGGCATGGCGTGATCACATCAAAGAGATCGATAAAGAGCGTACCTGCGAAGACAGATACTTCCACGCTTGGATTCAAGACAAGAGTGGTGATTACCACTGTGTGAAGGTGACGAAATGAAACATGTTATCGGACTCGTTATCTACTTCGCTATGGCTGTACCCTTGATCTTCTGGTATCTCGAATGGTTGGAGGCCAATGGATTATGAAAGAACTACTGGTTGTCGTTTATGTGATAGGGTGGGTGTTTACCTATGGTGGCATGGTGGGCTATAAGGACGCCTCTGGATGCGCTCAGGTGTATACCAGCCCACTACCCTATGCGGTATGGCCTGTGGCGCTCGTTGCTATTGTAAGCGGCTACAAAGCACCTGCTGATTTTAATATTTGTGGAGATGAATGATGTGTGAAGGTTGTCGTATAACAGAGAAGATCACAGGTAAGACAGAGGAGTTGAACCTCCTCTATCAGTTACATGATGTCGATTATCGTAATGGTAACAGCGAGAAAGTAGCAGAACATGCTGACCGATCCATCTTCCTAATGAAGGAGATATTCTCCCTCAAGAAGAAGCTGATTGACTTCGAGAATGGGTTGAGTCGAGAGTATCTCAATTAGATCTCTGGGATAGCATTCAAAGAACGGACTATGTCTCCACCTTTATAGAATACGAGAAGATGAGTTCCATCCTCATTATCTCGTATAATGTAGTCCAGCTTGCATCCTTCAACTGGTTCCGCTCCAGGGATAGTGACCAGCTTCCACTTGTCATTACTCTTCACGTCTTCCTTCGGATTGGCCAGCTTGCTCAGTCCACAACTAAACCTAAAGAAAGTTCCACCAAAGACTCGGTACGTTCTCATCACCATACCCTCGGAACCGTCAGCCCTCTCAACTTCTCAGGTCTTACTGGTTTCGGTCTTATTGGGTCCTCTATTCTCCACTCCCTCTTCTCCCACATATCAGCCCAAGAAAAGACAGGCAGTTCCTCTCGCACCTCGGGGTCTTCCATCATCTCGATATAATGCGTAATTGGGTCCTCGCACGCCGCCAAGTCATCAAAAATCAATTCTGTACTTTCTGGGTCTGTGGCATCGTCGTTCACTGCGGCTATCCATAGAGATATCATCCATTCTAGTCCATACTGCAGATCCAATCTGTTCTCAAAATAATAGGAAGCACAGGCGACAGGGTTGTCCTTAGTTGCTCCTTTCACTCGTCGTGGGTCGTAGCGTATCGCTTGTAGGATAGTGGTGCCGAGATGTCGCTTACTTATTTCTGGATGGTCTATAGAGAACAACCATGTCCAAAGGTCAGCAATTGAAACAAAGGGAACGTAGTCTTCACTTCTCACCCATCGGTAAAGATGGACTTGTACTGTCACGTTCAGTGGGTCAAAGATATCATATTTAGGGTTTGGCTTGGAGATATGTGTTCTATACTGAAGAGTAACTCCGTCTTTGTCTGTCTTTGGGCGGGGTGGGGCTATCTTTGCTATTGGGTTATGGAATTGCATTGTAAAGTTCCTATGATGTGCAGGGGAGCATTATGGAGATATTGCTATTAGGTATTAAGATATTCTTATGTGGTTGTAATGTAAAGGGATATTTGTCTCGGGGGTTGATGTATAGATCAGTTTAATAAATAATGTAACTACTTAGCCCATTTTACAGGTTGCAGGGTGTGGCCCAAGGGAGGTGCGCTGTAGGCTGCTGTAAAGTTCCTGCTGTAAAGTATACTATTATTATAAATTATTATTATATATTAAGTAAGTAACTATAAGGGGTTAGAAGAAATAACCGCTTCGCGGAGAGCTCTACCTATAGACATAGAGTTAGAATCTGGAGATAATGATGGTTGCTCTTTGGGTTGCATGATGATATGTATTAAACGAGCGATCTTCTTCCTCTTCTTACACGCGCAGACAGAGAGACTACACCATGCCAGACGAAATCACAGATTACGCCGAACAATACGACAACAACAATGCACGACAGCGTCCTCGCCTTCGCTCATTGATCTCCCGAGGATCCAAACCTGTAAAAGTGGATATACAGGACAAGGAGACTGGAGAATGGCGCACAGTCATTCGTATGTCTCGTTTAAAGTTTGGAGATAGAGAGAAAGAGATCTTCCTAATAGAGTATGCCAAGTGGGGAAGAATGGGAGAGTCTGCATCAGCAGCCGGTGTCTCTCCTCAAACAGTGCGCAAAGCGATAGAAGATGACGAAGAGTTCGCCGAGGCTCTATACATGCAGGAAGAGGAGTACAGAGACAAGCTCATTGGGCATCACCAGGACCTCGTATTCAATGGAACAGTGAAAGAGTCTTATGATAGAGCAGGCAACCTAGTCAGCTCCGAGACCATCTATCCAATTCGCCTCATTGAACTCGAACTCAAGAAGCATGACAAAGGATATCGAGATAAACAAGAGATCGCGATCAATCATTCCGGTGGAGTTCTCGTTGCACCAGCAGAGACAGCGAGTATTGATGATTGGGAGACACGATTTGGAGCGGCGAAGGACATCAGTCCCGCCTCCTTGGGCTTAACCAAGGATGCAGAAATCGCCGAGTGACATTGTCGGACGGAGAGTAGGTCTGTCTCCAAAAATCGCCGAGTCGCTCAATCTGTCGTTTTCTTCATCCTCGTCGTCATTCATATCATCCTCGTCGTCTTCTTCATCATCTTCCTTAAGAAGTCATTGAGACGAGATCGTGGAGATAACCCAAGAGTGATAAATAGATGTGGTCACACCCGCCCTCCACAGCTATACTGGTCTTGTGTAACATAAACATAAAGGCTACCACAATGGAAATTCTAGAATATCTGCAAATACTAATCGCTGACGAAAGAAACTGCCTCGTCGGTCTCATGTTTAGCGAACCTCCCAGCGAGATAGTCGTGCAACAGGCGTTCGAAGTATACGATAAGTTCTTTGAGGAAGAGGATATCCTTGCCGCAATGGCAGTTAAGTCGTTTGGAGATGGTTTCACTGAGATAGAGAGATATCTTCAAATGTCCTAATCGTGGAGATAAATAGTTGTTGTCTCGAGATAACTAATGCGCTAGTATAGTCGTATAGTAACAAACACAAAGGCTACCACAATGTCACACCCACAAACACTTGCTTATCAACCTCAGCAGTTCTTTCTGCTCGGTGCTCGCATTGCCCATTGGGCGGCGAATGAAGAGATCTATGCCAGCTTCCCAGAGATCGTAACACACAATGGTCGCATCTATTATCAAAGCCAGTTTGGTTATCAGCCGAACGACTCTGGTGTCACACAGTTGTTTGCGTGGGACCCTTACAATCTCGTGTATCTGTTGTGGCAAGGCGAGCATGAAGACTGGGACTGGGAGAAGTCAGTGGTGGAAAACGCTGAAATCATTGATGGTCTCGAATTCTCCAGCCTCTCCGAGCTCACCCACTACATCAACACCGGCGAGCTTCCCTCCTAAATTCGCCGAGTGGGAAGATCCTGTTCTACAGGTTCTTCCGTCTCCCCTTGGGCTCTTCCCCTTCTTCGTCAAAATCGGTGACGATGACAATTCAAAAATCGCCGAGTCGGTCAATCCGATTCCATGTCTTCCTCTTCTTCTCCAAATCTCTCGCTCGCTCTCGGTCGTGCAAAAGCCCCTCACCTCTCGGCTCGGGGCTCCTTTTATCCTTCGGCGTCAAACTCGCAACTCGGCACTCGCGTCCCTTCGTAGGCCTCCATCCGGTCTAAACAATCCATTCCGGTCAGGCCGCTGTCCTCCACCCATACTTGCGGCGGGGCGTCTGCGGTCCATAAGGTTAATAAAAACACATAAACCATTTAGGCCTCCTTAATGTAGCAACTGCCAAAGCCGTTTACAAAGGCACGGCAAGTCGTAAGCGTGCCGCTGGCAATTGGTAAATTTGTACGTCGGTCGTAAACAACATAGGTCGGGGTTGTAGGGTTGCCCTTGCTGGCCTTGCGCCCCTTGGCTTTGTAAAATCTGTTAAACATTTGGTAGCCTTTGTGTTAGTGTTTGTTTGTATAACCAGACTACATTAAGGGCGTGCATATGTAAACCCTTTATTCAGGCTTATTTGGAAACACACTGTTTCCGATTTTAGCTGTTTTATTACTTTACATATGCACGCGCATAGGCTAATCTAGTTATAGGGCAAGCAACCACGCAAGGCCCACAAACACAAAGGCTACCAAACATGGCACAAGCTAACAAAACAACCCGCACCACAGGCACCAAACGCAAGGCACCAGCCGCCGCCCCTGTTAACAATGGGGTAGCACCTACCAAACAGGCAACAGGCAGCAAGGCAGCACAAGCGGCCACGCCACAGGCCCAACTGTATACGCTTGGCCCTTGGCCTGCCCAACAACGCGGCCACCGTGCCTATGCGCAAGGCATTGCCGCCGCCCTTACCAAAGCCCACCCCAAAGGCTTTACCCTAGCGCAATTTAAGGCCGCGCTGGTGGCGGGTGCAGCTACTAGCACGCTGGCACCGCCAAAGGGCGGGTGGCAAGGGCACAACATGCCCACATGGGTAGCCAACCCAAACCAAGGCTGGCTGGTGCCTGTTGCTAAATAGCAACACACTGCAAAGGGCTGCACCTAGCAAGGTGTGGCCCAACAGCAACACCCCCAACCCCGCCCCGCCCACGCGGGGAGAGAGGCCACCCTGCCATGCGCTCTCGTTCCACCCCACCTTGACCACAACCCCGTCAATCCCAAACACCAAACACCAAACACCAAACACCAAACACCAAAAATAAAAGAAGAACCTCCAAATGCCGAGTCCACTCACAACGAAGATACACACGCCAGTTCAGACTCTAATCACAGACAGAAAAAGACACCTCATCTGTCTTCCCTATTCAAAGGCGAACCTTCACTGCATGGGAGCTCAACTCCGTTTGGGTCGACACTGGTTCCATAAGGATCACTACGACCTCCCTATCAATCGACGAGATGAGATCGAGGCAGTCGCGTTAATAGTCAACACACGGACTATTGTCCGTGTGATAAGAAACCACAAGGAGGCGAAGCTCGCTGTCAACAGGGAGCTTAGAGAGTACGAGAAGATGAGAAGAAATGAACTCAAAGGAGTTCATTACTGCCCAGACTGGGACTATATGGCTATCCACGACCAGAGTCCAGAATTTGATGCTTGCACCTGCCCGCATGATAGTGTATATCAATGACAATAAAGCAGCACATGAGATTTAAGAGACAGGGCGCGCGGGAGTGCCTTATTTGGGTTTGATGAAAGGTTCCGAAATGACAAAGGTATCAGGTTTACTACAGCAGGGATTTGCATCTGGATTTCCAGTTAGTGAGTTTGGTCACCATCAAACACATCTCGGGAAGCTGTGGACACTCGGATCTATCGTGGAAGGACTGGCTGATAATGCTTCTGTGGAAATGTTGATCAGAGTTCCTGTTGGTATTATTCTCCATGTGGCCTTTGAAGGGACTTCTGGTGGACACTCCTATGGAAGGTTATTTGAAGGACCGACGACTACTGCTGATGGGACTGCTCAGACACCAATCAATAAGAATAGACTCTTTAGGGCGAGTCTGCCTAATTCTCAATTCTTCGCTGGGCCAACCGTGACCGTAGATGGTGATCAGCTATTTGAGAGTTTCTTTCCAGGAGGTACTAAGGCTAAAGCTCCTGGAGCCGAGGGTGATTTCCCATTCTGGCTGCTTGATGAAGGTGATTATTTGGCCAGATTTACGAATAAAGCACAAGCGGTCGCAACAATGGGACTGCTGCTAACAATACATGAGACCTCTTGATGACAAATAATATAGTGAGTTTTCCTGAGGAGAAGGGAACAGTCGGATGGCTCTTGAAGAACCTGTCCGATAACAGGGATGACATAGCGAGCATCGTAACCATAATCCAAAAGAAGAATGGAGACTTCACAGTCTCATGGAGTGATCAAAGCGTCGCGACCATGTGTTTCTGTGCTAAATCTATAGATCGAGAAGTTGGTATTCTAATGAACGAATTAGCGAAATGAGTAAGAAGTATCCTGATAACGTAATCTGGCGTCCAATGCCTGGATCGCAGGAAGCTTTCTTGTCTTCCACCCCTATCTTTGAGGTTCTGTACGAAGGGACACGCGGAGGCGGTAAGACAGACTGTCTCCTCATGTCGTTCTGTATGCACGTCGGCAAGGGATACGGTGCTGGGTGGAAGGGGATTCTGTTCCGGCAGACTTATAAGCAACTCGGCGATGTGATCTCGAAGACACAAAAGTGGATCCCACAGATCTGGCCTGATGCGAAGTTCAATGCGTCTAACTCAGAGTGGACATGGCCTACTGGAGAGAAGCTTCTTCTCCGACAGTTTGCCAGAGACTCAGATTATGATAACTATCACGGCCACGAGTATCCATGGATCGGCTGGGAAGAGCTCTGCAACTGGCATAGTGACAGCGGCTTTAAGCGAATGATGTCGACGTGTCGGAGTTCCACTGAGGGGATGCCTCGTATGGTTCGCGCCACTACGAATCCCTATGGTCCTGGTCACAATTGGGTGAAGCATCGGTTCAAACCCAATACACATAACATGCAAGTTCGTCAGGGAATGATCGATGAGGATGGAATTCCCGAACCGTCTCGCCTGAGTATCCACTCCACACTTGACGAAAACCTCGCCCTCCTCAAAGCTGACCCCGACTACAAGAACAAGATTGCTGCGTCTGCGCGAAATGCTGCGGAGAAAGCGGCTTGGCTGGAAGGCTCTTGGGATATCGTCGCTGGTGGTATGTTTGATGATGTATGGGATCCTAAATATAATGTGATGCCAGAGTTTGATGTACCTGATGGATGGAAGATATTGAGGAGTTTTGACTGGGGAGAGAGCAAGCCCTTTTCCGTTGGGTGGTGGGCGGTCTCGAACGGAGAAGATCTTCTCTTGCGCAATGGTCAATGGAGATCCACGATCAAAGGTGAC